CTTTCCCAGCCAGTGCGTATGGGTGTCACCATGAAAAACAAACCCATAGTCTGAATCGTCCCGATCTTCCTCTCGCCATTGTGAAATGATCTCTTTGACTTCGTCCTTCTCCAGACCATCTACCTCAACCTGATACTTGATAGTTGCCTCTTGCTGAGCAGTTTTATGCTCGGCGAGGTGAACACCTTCCAGTAGTTTTTGAAAAAAACTTCTCTCTGGGCGTATGGCAAGATCAAGCCTCGTCTTCCTTTCCAACCTTCGGATACTCGAAGCATTTGCGAGGATTTGGTTAAGTGGTCCTGGCTTGACAAAAACCTCCGTCTTAAATCGCGCGCTCAGATGAACCGGATCGGAATTCCGGTCTGGTCGATAGCCAACGATGGTGCGCTGACCGTCTGCGTCGGGTTCGCTGAACACCACGTAAGAAGTGAAGCGCTGAACAAAACACCGCATGTATTTATTCATCCCAGACACACCGGTTGTCGGATGCTGAAACCGAACACTAGCCATCAGTCCGTTCTCGGGCAAAAACCAGAAATACGTCGCATGACCTGGAATGTGTCCTTCTTCAACTTCAGTTTCTGACACATCCGCATTGCCGACTGCTGCCTGGCCATTTATAGAGGTAACAGTCCCATCCGTATTGTGGGACTCGTTCCACAAAGTTAGTAGCCAATCTGTACCACGTCGGGTTGCGTCTACGAGGTAGACCGGAAGGTGATTGCCGCCATCCTGCGGATCAAACGTTTTAGTGTGCGCTAGTTGCTTGCCGTTACCCCAACGCTTGAGATCTCGAAGAATGTCACTCTCCGCCCCGAACCGTGGATTCCTATGATCCCCTCTCGGGTAATAGCCGCATGACGCAACCTTGTACAAGGACACCTTCACCTGCTCCATCACCGTGCCTCCGCTCCAGTTTGTTGGGGTGGGGCATTACATCACGACACAACCCGCTTTAAACCCCCTTTAAATCAGCCGACAAGGCCCCTAAGCAGGTGATCCCAGGGGGTTGCCGCATCGAAGCGGTTTAAACGCTCCTAGCGCCCCCTCATTCCTTTCGCCTCCCCGCCCTCTTCGCTGCATGGTCCAGGGCGGCCTTGCGCCCATCGAGCTGCAGTTCGCGCTTCGTGAACGGCTTGGCCCCCGGCGTCATGACCTGCCAGGTCTTGAGCCACGGCAGCGCGATGCACCCGCAGTGGATCACCTGCTCTGGCGGGGCCTTGGGATCGTGGGGGCACTGCATCATGTCGAAGCCCCCGCCAGGGTTGGGCACCTTGAACGCCTTGCCGGCTTCGACCACCTCGCCATCCATCAGGTCATGGTTCCAGCGGCTGTGTATCTTGCCGCTGCGCCGCCACTGCTTGCCCAGGCCCGGCACCAGGGGCGCGGCCTGCACCAGGCGCTCCTTGCCTGCCACCGCGAAAGCCCGGCTGACCTCGGTGTTCACGATGCTGGTGGCCCGCTTGGTGGAGTCGGCGGCCAGGATGGCCTGCACGGTCTTGATGGCCTGGAACGGCGTCACGCCGCCGATGGTGACCAGGCCGAGCTGCTGCCCGATCTTGGCCGCCGCCTCGGCTGTGACTGCGCGCATTCGGTCCACGCCGAAGGTCTGCATCGCCGCCAGGATGCGCGCGTCGAGCAGGCCCAGGCGCAGTTCCACGTTGTGGCCGATAGCGGCCAGTGGCTTGTCCACCACGTCCTCGCCCTGGGTCCATCCCTGGCGCAGCGCCTGGCTGACGGAGGCGCCCGCCTGGTGGCCCGTGGCGGTCAGGACGGTGTCGAGCTGGTCACGCAGCCGCGTGAGCTGCCACTGTTGCCAGTCGGCGGGCTGGGCGGCGAGCTGCTGCGAGATCTGCACCCACGCCTCGCGCAGCAGGGCCACCACGCCCTGATTGGCGCCGAGCAGCAGCCGGGCGCGCTCGGCCAGGCGTTCCTTTAAAACCGCCTCGAAGCGCTTCTGCTCGGGCGTCACGTTGCAGGCGCCGGTGCGGGCGCAGGCGGCGCGGCGTTCCCGGCCGCGAGTGCGTCGCGCAGGTCGGCGGGCAGGTTGAAGCTGTCCTCGGCCTGGCGCCTGGCCTTGCGCTCGGCCGCTTCTGCGCGCGCGGCGGCCAGCTCGGTCTTGGCGTCGAAGTCCTGGCCGAAGCGCTGGGCCACGTCCGCGATGATCTTGAGGGCAGTCTCTTCGGTGAGCAGCCCGGCCTCGGTCATCTGGATTACCGCTGCCGTGACTGCCTGCATGGCCGACGCGAACTTGGTGATGTCGCGGTTGAGCAGCTCGGGGAACACCGCCGTGACCTGCCATTCGTCCTTGGCCCAGTCGGGCTTGACGCCACGGGTCTGGGCGCTGCACCACAGCACGTAGCGGCCGATTTCCTCCAGCATGCGCTTGAGGAACCCCTGGCGCATGCTGTACATCTTGAAGGTGGGCTCGCCCATCTCCGAAGCGGCGGCCCGGTTCACGTCGCCGCCGCCGCCGAACCAATGCTCGGGCACCGTGGCGCCGCCCAGGACATGGTTGCGCAGCAGCCGGGCGCTCTGGCTGGTGTCGGCCGCCTGCAGCCCGGGCGTCTTGGGTTCCAGCTTGACCTGGTCGTTGTGCACGAACACACTGTTGGCGCCCGGCGGCACGAATTCCTTCTCATACTTCTTGACGGCGTCAGGGTCGGCACCGGTCATCGTGATGTCCCAGACAAAGCGCCGCAGGTAGTCAATGCGGTCCAGCTCGGAGAACAGGAAGTTGTCGTAGGCATCCAGCCAGTCCATCTGCCCCAGAAGGTCGCTTCTCCCACGGCTGCCGTTGGGAAACTTGTTGAGCTGGAACAGCAGCACGTCGCCGTCGCCGAAGTCCTCGGCGCGGATGCGCTGGGTGCGCTCGCTGAACAGCTCGGCATCCTCGCCCAGCACGATCACGCGGTACTTGTGCTGGCGCCCCCGGTTGTCGCGCTTGGTGACCACGCCGATGGGCTGCTCGGGGTTGTCGGGGTCGTTGACCACCGTGGCGATCTGGCGCGGGTCCAGGTAGCCCAGGCGCACGAAGCCATCGCCCTCGCGCACGTTGGCGATGTAGCACTGCTCCCCCAGCAGGCCCAAGGCGCGCACGCGCTGCTCCAGTTTCATGGGCCAGTTGTTGATGGGGTCGCTCCAGAAAGCGTTGAGCAGCGCCTGGTGCTCGTCATTCACGCACTGCAGCGTGACACCCTCGGCCAGCAGGTAGGCCAACGGCAGCTCGACCAGGCGGTTGGCGAGCAGGTTGCTCTGCCACAGGTACTCGGCGAGCTTCTGCATGCGCTCCTGGGCCATGGGCTCCAGGTCGCGGTCGTTCATGCTCGCCAGGCCGTCGCCGGAGATGCGGCGCCAGCCGGCATCGTCGGCGCGGTCGCCCTGGGCCATGGCCGCCTCGCGCACGGGCTTGGACGCGGCATCGGTGGCCGGAGCGTAGCCCACCGCCTCCAGCATGCGTTTAAAGATTCCCATGTCAGTCCTTCGCCGCCAGCTCGGCGCCCAGCAGGGCCAGGGCCATGACGCCGTGGTCGTTGTGCAGCGCGACCACCTCGCGCAGCTTGGCGGCGGCCAGCTCCACGCCCTGGCGTTCGGCTTCGGGCAGCGCATAGATGGCGCCACGGATCAAAAGAAGTTGCTGTTGTGCTTCGTTCATCTCGGTCTCCGGAACATGCGCGCGGCCTGCCGCGCGTAGCGCTCTCGCGCGGTCTTTGGTTGCTGGGTGCTGTTGCCGCCCTGGGCCATGGCGGCGATGCCGCCTGTCACGCACAGCATCCAGAGCATTTGCACCATGTCCGGCCCGTCGTCATGGTCGGCCTTGGGGAAGTGGCGGAACTGGTCGACAAGCGTGGTCTGGCTGCTGTGCAGCCGGAGCAGGCCGTTGTGCATGTGCGGCTGCAGGCTCTCGATGCGCAGCAGCTTGTCGCTGATGGGGATCAGGGCGCGCGCGGGCACAGGTACCCCGAGCTGGGCGCTGCGCTTGACCAGCTCGGTGCGCAGGAATTCCTGGAACTGCACCGACTCGAAGCCCCAGACGATGCAGCAGTACTCGCGCTGCATCTCGATCACGTCGCTGATGATGCGGTCGGGCACGCGCTTCTTGATGGCCGCCTCCACCACATCCATCACGCCCGTCTCGCGGTTGTAGCCGCCCACGCCGATGGCGCTGGGGTCGCGGCTGTTGCCCGCCTTGCCCAGGCTGGGGTCGCAAGCGCCGTAGAAAATCCACTCGGCCAGGCGGTTGACCCAGAAGCGGATGGAGTGGGCGAAGGGCGCGTCGTCGCCCGCCACGGGGTCGTTCTGCTGCTCTGAGTCGAACGCGGCGTGGCCTTCACGCGCGCGGCGGATCATGAGCTTGACCAGCGGACGCACAGCCGGCCAGCTCACCCGCGCGCCCTGATCCATCTCGGCCTGGTTCTCGCGGTAGAGCGCCATGGCGGCAGCCTCGCCTTGCTGTGGCGTCTCGCCGCCCAGCAGTAGCCCCTCGAACTGCTCCCACAGGTCCATGCGCTCGGGCCAGTGGAGGATGGCTTTAAAGACCTTGCGATTCCACAGCGGGTTCTTGAGGAAGCGCGCGAGCACGCTGTCGTAGTGCAGCACCGTGCCGATCAGGATGGCGTGCATGGAGTCGTCGGGCGGGCCGAGCGACAGGACGGACTTGGTGACGAACGCCTGCAGCTTGTCGCGCTGCGCGGGCGTGTTCACATTCTCGTCGTTCTCGATGTCGTCCATGATCGCCAACTGCGGGCGGTAGGCGCCGTGGCGGCGGCCGCGAATCTTCTTGGCCGACCCGAACGCCTCGATCTTGCGGCCGTTGGCCGTGACGATCACGCCCGCGCGCCACACCTTGCCCTGGCCCGCCGCCTCGGGGAAGTCGCTGGCGATGCGCGGGTTGGCTTCCAGTTCGGCCTTGATGGCCTCCAGCATCTCGGCGGCTTGCTCGAAGGCATCCATGATGATGACGATGTACCAGAGCAGCCCGGTGACCACGCACCAGGACACGAAGGACATGCTGACCTTCGTGGACTTGGCCTCACCGCGAGGTGCAGCCGTGGCATCACGCTGGCCGGTGCCGCTGTTGATGATCTCGGGCAGGCGCTTGTACAGGTACACGTGCAGCGCACTGGGCTCGGCCTTGCCGTAGTGGGGAAAGTAGTTGCGGTCCCAGTACTCGAAGCCATGCACCGGGTCGCAGACCTTGCGGCGGCGCTCGGCGATGGCCTCGGGGCTCACGTCCCAGCCGTCCATGTCGGCGTCGATCTGGCGGCGCAGATCGTCAGCCAAGGCCGTCAGGCCGGCGAGGAATTCCTTGGTGTTCTTTGCCATGGCTAGAGGGCCGCCGCCAATAGCAGCAGCGCTTTGAAGTAGTGGCCTTCAAACAGGAGCCACAGGGCAACGATGAAAACCATGTTGCGGTCCATCACCGCACCTTCGCCAGCTCTTCGCCGAACGGCTCCAGCATGTCGGCCAGGGCGGCCAGGTGTTGCGGATACTTCGCCTTGGCGAACGTCACGAACCGCTGCAGTACATCGATCTGCACGGCCTGGCGGTCCAGGTCGGGCGCCAGGCGCTTGAAGCTCGCCATGGTCTTGTTGAAGCTGTCGCTCATGCTGGCGAGCGTTTCGGCGCGCTCGCGCGGACCCATCTTCTGGTCTTCGCGCAACAGGTCC